CTGGGCGCGGTAAGAAGGTTTCGAGTCTTCTTACCTTATGACTCGCACTGCCAACGGCGTGCTACTTTCGTAGTACGACGTTTCGTGTACAAACGAGCCGAGAAGGGATCCCCAGTGTCAAACTGGAGAGCACCTTTTCCCGAGGTCTGGTTAACCTCGGCATATGTCGGAGTTCCGAAAGGAGTGTCTGACGTGGCTTCTGCGAAATAACGCAGAAGCATACGCCATCCATTCATTTCTTTCCTCTCGACAACAGGCACCGTAGTGAGACAATAATACTCTCTCTTTTGGAGAGACTTATTTATTCTCATGGGTGGCTGCTTATGTTGTGGTACATAACGAAGCGATGGAGCTGAAATATTCAGGTCCATTGATGGAATACTCCCGAAACAGGAGTGTAACCACCCTACGATTAAATCGTAGACTTCGAAGTACCCCCTGTCCCAAAACTGGTTTGCTTGCGCAACCCAGGAGGGATAGGAGCTCGGGCTTGATGTAGATGGTGCCTCGTTGCGTATACGCAACGGAGTGACTTCGACGCCCTTAAAGGCATCTAGGCCACAGGATTCTCTAAAGAATCCAGACACGCAACTCTTAGCATGGTTGATTTTCAACCCAAATGCTTCGAGTTGTTTGATCGCGTTCTCGGCTATCGCCGTTGGAACGATCACATCATCACCGTACACTAGGAGACCGATGCTATCGGGCTCCGCATCGTCATACATCGATCGCAGTAGGCTCCAGATAGTAAGTGCCAAAACGGGAAAGCATAAAGCTGACCCCATTGGTGCGTACTTCCGGAGTTTGATACTACTGCCGTCGGGCATGACTGTGCCGAGACTGCGTGCTGCTAAAAGATAAGGCAAAACCTTATCAGGAAACAGCATGCGAACCAGCCCAACAGTTACTCTATCCGAGGCCTCTGAGAGGTCAAGGGTCGAGTACCTACCGTTAGATGACCCGTAAAGGGCCGCCAAACGATTGGGTTGTTGGTCTGTGAAATGAACCTCATACCTCGTTTGAGGGTGAGATTCCACATGAGCAACGATTGCCCGGCCTAACCCTTGTTGAATCCACTGGAAAACCAGAGGTTCACAAGAGATTAGACGAGGTCCCCGCGAGTCTTTTGGTACAAGTAAAACTTGTGCCATATCCTCTCGATCTCCTAGCAGGAAGATTTCCTGCTCCGCATCGCAAACATGTCCTAAAGATGCGTAGAAATACGCATCAATAGGATAGCGGTCAGCGAGGCGATTCGGGATATTACGCCAACGATACTTCTCATGAAGTCGTTCTCTTGTAGAAACGACTCCTGGTCCGTGTCGCGGGTGGATATCCGTAGGGTCGAACGACGCGAAAACTTCGTTTAGAAGTCGACGCGCTCGACGGACGATATCGGTTCCTTCTTTAGAGAGTCCTGGGTAGGGCTCTCTTCGGGAGTATCGGTTATCGTTCGTAGCAGATAATAAAGCAAGCTGATCAAGATGATCAGCCACTTTGTTAAACGCTTCTTCATATGTTTGTATATCCTTTTCAGTTTGTAAAAACTGAGAAAGGACTTCCTGTTCAGTGTCCCGGTCATACGGAAGCTTGAGCTTGTAAAACAAGAACAAGATCGTCCGTATGTGACTGATGCATTGGATGTGCGGACTTGGAAGTACCGCACCGTCGTGTGTGAATACTTGTCTAAACAGCTCTCCGAGAAATCTCGGTAGCTGGCTATTCTCCATTGTCGAAAAACAATGAAGAGTAGGATTAAACAAGACATCACCTGATAAAGCGCGATCAAACGCTTTACCAAGACGTGGAAGAGTTTTCGTGAGAAAACTCATCCCTTCCTTCTTGACGCGACGCTCAACCAAAAGTTGAGTGAGACGACAAGAACGTTGGTCGAATACTTCACCGCACAATGTGTGAACATCATGCAGCAAAGCAGTGATAAGTCTAACTAACTTATCTTGGCTCTTAACGTTATCCATATGGTATAACTCCAAGAGCATGCTAACGCTACATGATTCAACAAATGAACCATGACCCCACCTGCCAGGGATCACCAAACTACTATGAATGCAACAGAAGCCGCAAAATTGCGACAACGGTTACTATCAGAGAAGCTCAATGACTCCCTAGCAGTCATTATATCATCTATTAACCGATACATGTTGGATGCTGCTGATCGTAAGAATTATAATTCAAACGGTACAGCAGGCAAAGGTTTAAAGAAAGAAGCATTGCTTCTAGCTCAGACCTTAGCCAGGCAATCAACATTATCCGTTTCTCATCTTTTCCTTTTGGGAGATGATGAGGAAACGAATTCGGAGATAGATGAATGTAATGAAGGGTCGAAGGACGCTGATCCATCCTGGAAAGGATGTTAGCGGGTTACAAAGACCCGTTAATCAGCACTTCCGCACCGCAGCCAGTACCGTCGTATAGAATCGTCGTGCTAGCTCCTCGCGAAGCGAGGAACGAGACGAGATTCGCAACAACGTGCGTGACTTCGGTGTATGCCGTAAGATTGCCGACAGGAATGTCGGCAACGGCATAAACGGACATCTTGGCAGGAGTCAGTGTATCTACTTGCCCGGCGACAGTTTTGTCGACGCGCACGAGAGACCGACGTCTGCGTTGGATGCCGTTGCCAGTTTCACTGTGCGAAACAGTGATTCTGTGCGGAGCATTTGGGGCCTCGCCGATAAAGGCGAAGACCAATTGCGACCCGGAAGAAGTGATGCGACCGAACTCTTGTTCGGTTCCAGCACTATTCTTTACTTCATTTGTGTTTAGCGTTGTTGGTAGCATGCTATACTGATTGACATTAACCCGTCAATCAAGGGATGGTAAGTCTCATCTACGCATCTTTGTATATGCGAGAGATGAGGCAAGTATGAACTCTTTCGGATTCATACCGCTACCACTCAAGGTAGCTAGTAGACCCTTCTGCGAGGTAGAGCGCTTATAGCCCTCTTCCACGTAGTCGGCTACTGGCATCATGCCGGTATCAAACGGAGTTCCGATATTCCAACGTTTATACGTTAGAATTCGTCTCCGGATGTTTACCGACCAACACCACCTATGTATGACGGTTACGGGCTCAATGTTCCTAGTCTTGAAGTTGTCTAGCCATCGACTTACGTCGACGAACCAGTCAACGACAAATGACCAAGGAATAGCATTCCAAATGATCGCAGGGTTATTATTAACCCCAAGAGCATCTAAGAATGCCAGAATTTCAGCGTTAGTACGCTGCCAATTCGATAGAGTATAAGAATACTCCATTTGAGCTTTGAGGACAGCAACATCATAGCTTACCGAACGTTTGATCTGGCAACTCCCAATAGAATTTTGGGGTAGCTGACCAAACTGGTTAGGCCATAATGCGACACTAGAGGACTCATCAAGTCCTCGGAACGTGCCGTGCAGATCGTACGCAATGCGTGCGAGCCGCTTGGTGCCTTCATTCTGAAGCAGCTGAGCTGTCTCAGAACGAACCCGTTGCAGGATGTCTAAGAAACCTTCGACATCTCTGACAAGAGGAGCGATAGCAAACTGATAATTCAGAAATGCATCGTTACTCAAACCGAGGATACGGCGGAAAGGTATATTCCTTTTTGGAAGTTTACCAATCTGACGCATCAGTGAAGAAAGACGTTTAAAGTCTTTCAACTCTCTAAGAGTGTTGAGGAGACTTAAACGCGGACGAATACCCGGAAGTAATGAGGCAAAAGCCTTATCACGAAGGGCATTTTCGTTTGGGATAGCTTTGATGAAGCCATCCTTACTTACTTCATAGATCAAGGGCAACCCTATAGTAGGGTTGCTCCATGATCCCCAGTTAGCGCTGAGAAGCCAACCAATCCTGGGATCCCGGATTTGTGCGTAATGCCCACAAGGTGGGTAAGACGGTACAAATTGCCAGGTATACCAAGTGGCTGGTTTAGTCACAATCTTCACCTTGCGGTGATAATGTGAATAAGCGTTCCAAGTACTGCGACTGTTACGACGGGGAAGATCATCAGAAACCTCAAAAGATTCCTGATAGATCTCACCAGAATAACTCTTATCCGCACTCAATTGAGAGCAGACAGGAGAAGTATTCATGGGTACCCACGTAACAGAGTAAGCAGGATTTAGAACGAGATTCTCACGCTTTCTCATACACAGGGCGGACGCCGAAGTATTCGGCTTTGACCAGAGCTCCACAAGGAGCT